GAGTTTGATTACAATTGTGATATTGATGCTCAATTTGACGCATGTTTAAACGAGCGAGAAACTCTCAGGGCAAGTCAGGGGGCAATTAAATCGCCCCTTGGAACAATTGCAGTCTTTCCGGATTTTAAGAATCGAAGTGCAAAAGCATATATCATCAATAAGGGAATTATTCACAATATGCAGCAGGAAGGTTTTGACGACGACTTTATTCAGGACGAAGGGCGGTTTTATAGCGTTCCATTTTCCTACACACAAAAGAACGTAAATACGTTGGCGTATTACCTAACTCACAAAATTGCTCCGTAATAAAAAGTCCTAAGTGGTTCATAGGCAACACCTTAGGTAAAATAGCGACTCTCTTGTCATTATTATGTTTACTTTGATCCTAAATGTGCTAGTATTATACCAAGATTGAAGAACAACAGCAAGTCACCACGTCGGTAACACTGTTCTATGAGATCAAATTATATCATGAAAACTACGTTAAATACGTCTGCTCCCCAAACCACAGTCGCTACATCTGCCATCACGGCCCCTCGCCGTGGCGTCAAGAAACCAGAGGCTGTTTCACTCGTCAACACATTCAAGTTCCCAGCCACTCCTTTCACTATGAAAGAGATTGTTCATGCTGTGGGCGTTGATCACTGGTACATCTACGAGTACGTCAAGACCAACGGCAAGATCGTTGGCGATGCTCCTAAGGCCAAGGGTTCCCGTGGTCCGGCCGCGAAGCTCTATCAGCTGAGCAAGTAATAAAAGTACTGCTTTACAAGTGGTTGGTGGCCAATGATTTGGTTGCCAACCACTTTTTTTTAAACTATTTTTTGCGACTGTTGGTGGTCAATCACTTAGGACATTCTTAGGTGTTTACTTTCTCCCAGAATTTAGTATTGTTATCTTATGAAATTAACAAAGAAGCTCCCCAACGGGAAATATCAAGTCAATAAAGCTGCCGTCATTGCGAAGCTTCGTAAGAAGCTCAAGGCAAAGCACGAAGCTCTTGCCCTTGGAGTCATCCATGTGGGTGAACGCGAGATCGCCTCGGTTGCCAATGAACTCACTCGCTACAACGCAGACAATCTGCTCAACACCTCGGAGGAATAATCGCTATGAAAATCAAACAAACATGGGACTTTTACAGTTCGCATCGCACAGGCACATTGTCCAATATCTCTGCTGCTGAAGTCACCAAGATCCTTGGATTCCCTCCAGCCACATTTGCCAAAGGTGATGGCGACGACAAGGTGATGTTTCAGTGGCAGTTTGAAGCCACTGTTCCTTCCTCAATTCCAATGGCGGGTGCTCGTGAGATGCCGTGTTCCATCTGGGACTACAAGGGTAGCCTTGACCGCAAGGAATTAAGTGTCTGGATGCCACCCGAGGTTGGCACTCGCCTCTTCGGAACAAATTATACAAACGAAGGACAATACTAATATGTACATTCAATTTGAAATCGATGGATACCAATATGTGCCTGAGCAAGATCTAGATCTTAATCATAGCCCAATCTATCACAACTTTATAACTCCCGAGGGTGAAACTGTGACCTGCGACTGGAGCTCGTATGATTATATGACTCCATTTCAGGCTCATCTCTGGCTGCAACTCGGAATGCCCACGCGTCGCCGCGCGGGTCCCCTCAACGATTCTGATCTTTCAATTCTTGCTTCTAACCAATTATGAAAACCATACTTCTGAATCTACTTTGGCTCAGTGTGATTATCACGCTCTGCATTGGTATCGCCGCGGTGCTTTGGTCACTCAGCAGAACACTCCTTAAAATTGTTCTTCTGTTTATACTCATGGGCACTCTGGGTTATGTTTTTCTTTATCAACATCCATGAAGTTTTATCGCCATATTCTGCTCGGTGCACTCTGCGCATGCTCTCTTCGAGCATTCGACTGTGTTCCTTTAACATATAAGACTCTGACGGAGCTTATTAATACACCCGTTTCGTATGAGACGTGGCAAAAAAATCTTGTTGCGGATGGAAAGACTCCACCCCTACTGCGTGATTCTATTAAGGCCTGGAATACAATGATGCCCAAGACTCCACTCGAGTGCATCTTTATATCAATGAAGGGTGTCGACATTGATACTCCCATTGAATATGGCGTACCTTATTTCTGGGTGGGATTTGCGCCGGCAAATCTTACAGTAGATGGTCCGCCGGACGTACCGGGTGAATTGACTGCTCATGCCGCAATTGCAATCATTACCGCGAAGCACGAGTATTTCATCTTGCACACAATAACTCCCACCGAGTATTATGTGGAAAGATTAAATGAAGCGAACTTCTTTGAGCGTACCTTTGCGGTCTTTCGTGTAATATCCAAAGCTATAATTCCATGGCAGCCTCTACCAATTCCTAGGCCCATATGATCAACATCACTATGACGGGTGGTTCAAAGGAACAAAGAGAGACGGTATCCGAAGCCACTGTTTATTACCTTGGTCAGTTTCTTTCCGCCAAAGAATTGAATTGCATTAGCATTCTTATTCGATTTCGAAAGGATCTTTACAAGAATGAAGGAGTAAAAGCCGACTGCATCTGGGAGGATGACCGCGAGGATCCAAGTGAATTTGAGATCACTCTTGATTCAAGTCTGCGAATGAGTGCACTTCTCAAGGCCCTTGCACATGAGTGTGTCCACGTGAAACAGTACTACCTCAAAGAAATGCAGGATAGCGCTCGAATGAATATCACTCTCTGGAAAGGAAAGCGGCATAATACCGACAAGGAGAAATACTGGACGCTACCTTGGGAGCTTGATGCATATGGCCGAGAGAATGGACTCTATGAAGAGTTCGTCCGCGTAAAGAAACATAGCATGGCACCCTGGTATCTCAAAGATCCTGATTACTTATAAATAGGTTTCATGGCAAACAAGATCAACGAAGGGGACGTGATGGAGGGAATATTTGCAATTGCATGTTCCCTCTATATTGCCTACGGTAAAATTGATAAGTCTAAACTAAATCAACTAAGGCTCAAAATCGAGCCAAATAAATTTAAAGCTGGCCGTATTACTATTGCAATTGCAGATGATATTCCGTTATTTGAGGACCGACTCACCGTTGAATTACAAATGCGACTTAAATCCGGATCAGTTACTGGAGCATTTGGTGATGATTTTGCCATGCATGTTTCCAGGCATAGTGATATTGGAAAAATTAATGAAAAAATTACTGTATTAATAAAAACTGCAGAATCCGCTGGATATTTAAAGCAGCTTAATAGACTCAAATTGCAATATGCAAATAATTCGAAAAGCGAAAAGCTTAAATTTACAGTTGCTGCAGATGGGGTTGAAGGTGAACAGTCAGGGGGAACAATTAAGGGGGATGTGATGATCAGTCTTTATGTAGAAGATTCGGGGAATAAGAAAATACTATCATCGCCAAATGCAGTATCATATTCGATTAAATCTGGATCAAAAACTGCAGCAAATTTGTCACCATATAGGGGGATGTTAGCAATTGCTAAACATTTTTCAGTTAAATATAATTCCCCCGAAAATTATCAGAATGTAATGGATCGTTCTGCAATAACCGCAACAGAAAAGCAGGCCATGGTTGAAGCAACTCGATCAATGTTTAAAGAATTACAAGAGCTCATTATATCTCGTGGCGATAGAATTACAAAGGAGTCGATTGAATACATAAAATATCATGTTCAAGGATCTGATCAAGCATCCCTAATTGATATCGGAACGTCAAAACTAAAAGAAATTCCAAAAGAAAAATTTGATTTAATCGAAAAATCCGGAATTAAGATAAAAGCAACGAGGAGCGGAGACTACCTAAAATTTGTATCCGTCGTCGATGAAAAACTAGTGCTGTTTAGTCTTCGTTTAAAAATAAGAACCAGTTCTTCGGGAAAGTCTGAAAGAAAATTTTACGTTGAGACGGGCAATATGCTTTATTGAATTCCCATACCCTTACGGACATCATGATACATGGCGTCCTTATGAGCAACAGACATGGATGAAGGTGCGCCTTTGTGAAAGGCTTTCTTATTACCAGACGCAGCATGTGCTCTCATCTTACTTGCTGAAATACCCTTTGTGCCTTCCGCATCAGGATCGCGTTCTCCAGCAGAGTGTACCGTGATCGATTTAAAATTATAGCCAGCATGTCCAGCGGAGGATGGTTTGCCATTATACTTATGAAGCAATGTGTGCATCTCGCCAGCACGATCGGAACCCGCAATCACGTGGAGATGCTCCACACCCTTTGCATGGAGATCTGCGGCATGATGAAGAATTGAAGGCTTTGCTTTACTTGATGCTTTGATATTGGTGCCGGGAAATGCATTCTTTGCATGAGTGACTTTCTGAGCACTTTTAAGGGGGTTCTTCTTAGGATCGTGAGAATGCGATACCACCACGGTATGACCCGCCTTATGCTCACTCGCAACTTTGTGCACAGCATTGATTACATTCTGATGACCCGAAGTTATCGGATTCATGCGGCCAAATGCCAATACGTGATGCGAATTTACTGCGGCTTCTTTAATGAATTGTGTAAAAGATTTCATGTTCTTACTTTGGCAAAGTTGGCCTTTGCAAATTCTGCGCGATTCACAAGTTTGGTCGGATGCGACTGTCCTTTAAATTTATGGTTAATCACAAAGCCTTCTGGCTTTGATTTTGCTCCATTAATGTGATGCTCAAGACCACCCTCGTGTTTTTCAAGGTTCTTCACAAGAGTATTCTTTGCCGCGGCAAGGTGGCCATGCATTGCCAATAGATTGTCATAATGTCCAGTATGCTTTGCTACGTGGGCAACATGTTCGGCTCCGGTTGCACGATGTTTGGCCACTGCAGCAGGAGTCTTTACCTTGCTGGCAGACTTTGCAAAATGAGCACTCAGATGTTTTGAGAATCCTGATGCACTTGGTTTTGAACCACTCCGTACCGTGGCATTGATGTAACTTGAAAGATGTCCCGCCTCTCCGCCATGCCGTGCAGTGGCAGCATACATTTTGGAACCATGCCTGTCATGAATTGCCTTTGCCGCGGTCATGTGTTTATGAAAGGCTCCTTGATCATTTGCGGAATAATCCACCTTGCTCGTATCATGCTCAGCCGTCTTGAGATGAACATCAGGATGCTGTTTAAAATTATGAGTGTCGGGATGCGGGCTCACAGACATATGTTCAACGCCGGGCTTTGAAGGATGCGGATGATATTGCTGATGCACTACGACTCCAATATGCGACTGTTTTACTTTCTTTTCTTCATCTCCGCGTGCCGTATAGGTAATTGTGTTTGGAGTAAAGGAAACTGCCTCATGTAACTTATGATCGCTCCGAGTGTGCATGAGATCACCCTGGTAGACTCCAGCCTTTGGTGTCACCTTTGGAAGATGCTTTAATGCAGTCTTGAGCTTACTCGCAAGGCCCGGAGCATGACCATAATGTTTGTCCACCTCTGCATTGCTATGTGCCAATTTAGGAGTCTTATTGAATGCAGACTTCGTTGCAACAAAGAACTTCTTTGTGACGGGATGATGTCCAAATACAATGGCGGGAGAACCGTCATACTTCATTGTAAGATCGGATGAATGCTTCTTCGCCTTCATATGCTCATGAGCACGCATGAGTGCACCGTGAGCATGTTCAAATCCAGAAGAACCGTGCATCAATGGCCGATCTTCAGGATGCAGAATATGCAAGAGCCTCTGAGGTGCCGCAGCTTCATTGAGCATCTCAATATAAGTTTCAGCAACAGATTGAAGCGAGGATAATTCAAACATAAGGATGCTTCTATTTATATAATCCAAACTTATTCTTTTCATGAAAAACCCCGAGATTTCTCTCAGGGTTGATCAGAACTAAACTGTTAAGATGCGATTAAGGCTGAGCTTTTGGCGAAGGAGCAACAACATCTGATGCACCTTTGACTAAACCACCAGCGAGATCCAAAGCACCACCCATGACGCTTCCCGCGCCCGAGAGAGCTTTACCCGCCGCACCCGACGCAACTCCAAGAGTCTTGGCAGCATCAGACGCACTATTACCAACGATCGAACCTACTCCGCCAATGGCTGATTGGCCAATTGACTTTGTAGAATTATAGGCTGAGTCAACAGTGCTGCAGCCCGTGAACAAACAAGCTGTCGCAAGACTAGCTAAGATGAATTTAATGTTTTTAACCATAGTAGCTTATTTATAATGTATCAAAACTCAAAGGCGCAGGTGTATAAATAGTAGTCTATATTAACGACTCGGAATATTACTTTCCGAGTAATGGGAAACTCGAACAATCATGTATAGTTTTAAAGATTTCAGTACAGTCCAGTATGCTGGTGGGGAAACAGAAATGCAAGATTTCTATGCGTATAAGCGCAAGAAGTCACTTGCAGAAGAAGGCACCGAGAAGATTCGGGCAAACTTTAAGCAGTCACGGCACCCACAGCTAAGAGTGACTGATGATGTAAAAGAGGCTGAGGCCGCAAAGGCAAAGCCGGAGCCAATGGATGAAGCAAAGGATCCTCAGACATTGTCGAAAATCAAGGCTCGTCTAAAAAAGAAACCCATGGTCAAAGTTTCAGTTACGAAGCCAGTTGGCTATCGTATTGCGGATATCGGACCCGGTGGCGCTGAGCATAATGTACAGACTGGTTAATTAATGAAATCTTTTACACAATTTGTAAGTGATCTAACGCCCAAGGATGTTGTATTCGTATTTGAGCGATTCAATCCTCCAACAATAGCCCACGAAAAGCTGCTTGAACAAGTCGCAGAAATTGCAGCAGGTTCAGCCTATCGAATTTACAGTTCTCACTTTGAAGACGCCAAAAAGAACCCGCTAAAGCTAGAAGAGAAGGTAAAATGGATGCGCAAGGTGTTTCCGAAATATGCGCGAAATGTAATGAGCGATGATGTGAACACGGTGTTCTCAATATGTTCGAAATTATACGAACAAGGATTTACCCGCGTGACAATGATGACGGAGAGTTCCCGCGTCCTTGAATTTGAGGCACTGCTCAATGGCCACAACGGCGTTCAAACAAATGACGGCTTTTACAATTTTAAGGAAGGCGTCAAAGTCATTGGGTCTGAGAATTCCTCGCTGCAACTATCCGAATCGGCAATGCATACTGCTGCAAAGTCGAATGATCTTGAGGCGTTTGCAAAAAATCTCCCTTCCTCTTTCCAGGATCACGAAGAACTCTTTAATGCCGTGCGAAATGGCATGGGTCTCAAAGAGTCTCGCAACTTCCGTAAACATATTCAACTTGAATCCGTGAGCGATCGCAGAGAGGCATACGTCTCCGGAGACTTATTTGAAGTTGGCAATGAGGTAGTCATCAAAGAATCCGAGGAACTCGGCAAGATTACTCACTGTGGATCCAATTACCTCATCGTTGAACTCAATGATGGAAAGAAAGTTCGTAAATGGCTATCCGCGGTTGAACTCCTTGAAAAGAAAGAGATCACTCTTGAAAGTCAATTACTTCCAGTCATTTTAACATCATCTCCCGAGATTAAGGTGCACACACCTTCTCTTCAGGGAACACCAATTAGCTTAATCCGTAAAAATAGAATCGCATGAAAAATCTGAAACAAATTCGTTCAGCTTCACTTGCTGAAGAACATGGCGCAGGAGAATTCGGTACCGCAGAGTTAACGAACAAGTACAAGAATGCAACTCCGGGACAAGAGATGACAGAGACTCCTGGACACGAGTCAGTTCTAGCTGCAAAAGCTTCAGCAGCTGCAACTCGCGATCCTTCGAAGGAAAATCATCTGAAGGCGATGGCAGCACATAAAAATGCTCAGGGTTTCTTTAAAGGTCGCGCTCATAACTACCATCTTGACATGGCGGTCAAGCATGCAGAAAAAGCAGCAACATTTACAGAAGGTACAGAGGAAGATATGGCAAAGCATCATGCCGCAGCTCAGGCCGCAAAGAAAGCCGGCGACAATGACGCGTTCCATAAACATATGGATGCTAAGTACGAAGTTGCCAAGAAACAAGATGCAGAGAATGCAAAGAAGCCCGTGGTTAAAATTGGCGAGGAGCTGAAAGATGCTTGCTGGAAAGGTTATGAGGCGATTGGAATGAAAAACAAAAATGGCAAACAAGTTCCGAACTGTGTACCAAAAGAATCAGTCGATCTCCCGAGTGGCACCGATTTAAATGAGGCGAGTGGATATAAACAGCATAGCGGTACCGCCGCAATGCACTCTCAGGCAGCCAAGGGCAATCCTTCCATTTCCACTCATATCAAGGCTGCAAATTCTCATGAGAAGGCTTCCAATTCACATTCTCGAAAAATAGACAAACTCATTCGTAACAAGGCTCCCGCGGCAGATCTAACTCCTCATGAGACAATGGTCAAGCAGCACGATAAACAGGCAACCATGCATAAGTTCATGGCTCACCGTCTTATCAAGAAGCACATGAACGAGGCTGTTGAAATTGCCGAGGCGATTGATTTAGAGAAGAATGCAAAGATCACGAAGCATTCTCAGGAAGCAGTTGCCGCGGAAAGACGTGGAGATAAACAGGCTCAGCAATTCCATCTTGCAATTGTTTCAAAGTTAAAGAATGAATCGGTCGAAGTAACAGAAGCCACAAAAGAAACAGACGGTTCAGAAGAAGTCTCAATGGCAAAGAGTCAGCTCCTCAAGGTAGTGGACATGGCAAAAGACCTCGCCGCGGCCATGGATGACGAGGATGAACTCGAGGCCTGGATTCAGAACAAGATCACAACTGCATATAACGAATTGGATGACGTTCATTCCTATGTTGAATATGGTGAGGATCTTCAGGATGAAAAGTACGATGCTGCTGACAAGGATACTCCGGTGGATGAATCGGTCATTGCAGAGGAAACTGAAGATGGTGAAGAAACCGCAGGAATGTCCGATGAGGAAAAGAAATCATTGGCTCGTCTCCAGGCTCTGATTCGTCTCGGCCTCCTTGATCGGCAACGTCTTCCCATTATTTCTCGTGCAATCAAGAAGCTCGATACTCAAATGCCAATTAACAACATTGCTGAGAAAATGGCTCTCTTCGAGCTATTACATAGCATGATCTCAATTGTAACTGGAGACACTAGCGTATTTGCAAAGGTTCGCTCCTCGGTCATTCGTAAATAACCGCAACAATTATGCCTTCTCCAAAATCAATTGAAAACGAAAACCGTCTCGGACGAATCGAAGCCAAAATCGACAAACTCGCGGAAGCGATCATCTCCCTGGCGCGAGCTGAAGAAAAGCTTATGCAGCTTGAAGAAGATAAGAAATTTCTCATGGGCAAAATGGTCAAGCTAGAAGAACGGATGGAAAAGACGGAACGTGTATTGGATGAAAATTCAATGACAATTTCCGCGATCAATCGTATCTTCTGGATTGCTCTTTCCGGTACAATTGCTACTCTCATCGGAGCGTATTTAATGCGCAAACCCTAATTCATATGAAACCACAACTTATTCGTGCTCTTGTTTCTGAATATAATCAGATGGCCGAAGCCTATAACCTAAGCCCAGATCATCGAGTGGAACACGATGCAGGGTCGGCAGAGTTTGCAAAACATTATGTTTCCGGGCATAAACATGAGCACTCCACTAGCCCCACAGAAAAACATCAGAAAGATGCAGAAAAATTTCATTCTGATTATAGCGTGGATCATACGCGATCGGGTTTTGGCGGATCCGGTACATCCATCTATACTCATAAAGCCACGGGGCATCAATTTCAAGTAAATCGTACAGCTTCTGGAAAGGGCTTTTACGGTACAAACCATAACATTAAAGCCTTATAAATAGAGTAGCTTTCACTTCTCACATACAATCATGAACCTAAAATCACTTCAGTCAGTCGCAGAATCATACCTCGCAATGCTCAAGCCCAAAGCCGCAGCATCAGTTGCTCGTCCAAAATGGGTACCCACCGCAATTACTGAAGAGAATGTAACTGCATTCGTTCAGGCTGTGACTGAAGCCCGTGCGGCAGGTACGTCCGTTGTTGAATTCAATGGCAAGAAGTACGGCATCAAGAGCATCAAGGAAGATGCCTCAGAAGAAGATCAAGGTCTGGCCAAGAAGATTCAGGACGTTGGTACAGAAGATGCACCAAAACAGGCTTCAGATGAAGTTCCTGCCGAAGTCAAAGAAGAAGATTCAGAAGAGATCAAGGCGGACAATCACGACGAGAAGGAAGTAAAGGCTGACGAAATGCCCAAGCTCGACGATGCCGAAGTAGAAGAAGAACTTTCTGGCAATCAGCACAAACTGGATTTAAACAAAAACGGTAAGGTTGATGGAGACGACCTCAAGAAACTCCGCGGCGAAGAAAAAGAAGAAGATTCCGACGAGAAAGATGCGGATCATGCAGAACCCGATGCAGATGACATGGGTGGCGAAAGTGATAATGATGCAGACAACGAAGATGAAGATGAGAAGGACGAAGATGAGAAGCCAAAAATGACGGGTGAACAGGTTATGGCCTCTCTTGCCGCAGCATATGTAAAGATGACTGAAGGCGCTCCTGCCGATGCAGAAGCGGGTCCAGAAGTCATGGATCCTGCAACACAGAAGATGAAAGATGACGCTGATGATGAAACAGAAATTGTTGACCTGCTTCCAACTGCTGCGCAAGACGGCGCGGATAAACTCGATTCTGCTAAAAAACCAGCACCTGACAATTCATCTGAAGCTCTTCCAAAGGTTGCTATTGTTGATGCCCCCGTTAAATTAAAATAATTTAAATGAAGAACCCAAAGAGCACAAACCTTACTAAATCAATCTCTTCATCCTATATTGGGATGAATGAGACAGTGACCGAAGCGGGTGCTATGATTGACCCTCGGCAGGCTGGAATCGACAGTCATCAGGCTGATGTACGTGCTCATAGTCAGGCTCTTTCAGGGGCTGCACATGCTGCTTCAAAATTAGCAAATCATCATAATACTCCAGAATGGCATAAACATGCCGCGGCTTTACACGATCTCGCAATGGGACATGTCGGCACTCGCGAAGGTGAAAAGGCTCACATGGATATGCACACGCATCACTTTCCAAAAGCCCATGCTCGTCCTTTTGACGCAACACTTAGGAATTCGGTAATGACAAATGAGGGCATGACAGCAATTGTAAGTCGTAAAAATTCCGATGGATCATACGCTGAGGTTGGAATGAATAACAGAACTGTCATACGGGGATCGCATTCTAATATACTAAAAAAAGCAAAAGAATATGCAAAAGGACCTCATCGCGTTGAATTATTTCAAGGCGATCGCATTGGCCACGGAGCACCGAATAAAGTAATTCACTCGGAATAAAACAATTAACCAACACCTATATGAAATCATTGATTGAATCCATTAAACTACATTGGGAGGACTTTAAAAGTCTTTTCACAGCAAAGAAGCCTGCTTATTATTACACACTAGACGCCAACAAGGATGCCCAAAAGACACCGTGCCACGAAGAAGAGTGCACGTGTAGTGCCGAAGTAGCAGCTCCTCAGTCTTCCTATGAAGAAGATCTGCTCGAGCCTGCCGTTGAAGAAGAACTTCCGGACAATCTGAAAGGTGTACCAGCAAACGAAACGGAATCTGTTCGTACAAAAGCGCAACTCAAGAGCCTTTCTAAATTAGAACTTCAGGTCATCGCTCAGAGCGAAGGTGTCACACTTAGCGGCAAAGAAAACAAACAGCAGATTATTAATAAGCTTGCTAAATTGGCCCTCTAAGTGAATGAATCCATTTTCGGTATATCGTCAATTTCTTGAAGAGACCGCTCTGCTCGAATCGCAGTTTGATATTATCGAAGAAATGGTCGAGACTATTGCCGAAAAGAATGGCGTAGACTCTGATGTGATCTGGGAAGATTTTGAATCCGTAGACGATTATGAACTTCTCGAGGCTGCAATTGATGCCAAGGGCCACAAAAGCTCCACGGGGGGTTTAACTCAGAAAGGTCGGGATCATTATAATCGCAAGACGGGCGGTAATCTCAAAGCTCCGGTGACAACGGCGCCTTCTAAATTAAAGAAAGGCAGCAAGGCTGCAAATCGACGCAAGTCATTCTGCGCACGTATGTCGGGCGTGAAAGGGCCAATGAAGAAGCCCAATGGAAAACCCAGTCGAAAGGCTCTGGCTCTTAGGAAATGGAACTGCTAATGAGATATATACATAATGAGAATATTTGACGATTTAACCGAAGAAAACTTTTTACTATTCGCCTCTAAAAATTACAATAACCCTCAGTGTTTGGACATTGACGAATTTTATGATGATCTGGCCCGATTCAAATACATTAAAAGGCTTCTGAGAAAGTATCAGCAGTCGGGCCTCATTCAAGAAAGACTTGTTCTCAACCACCTCATTGTTCTCTATAACGTATTCGGAATCGAAGCTTCAAATCGCATGGTCTTCTATAAGATCGAAAAGGAATTATGGCCTTCATTAAAACCCTTTTTGGTCTTTCTTAATTACCTACCCGAAAAAGAAAAAGTAGAGATACCCCTGGACGAATACATCATAAAAACTCTCAGATCACTATGAGCATCATTTCAAGGACGGCGGATCTCTATTATACCTTTCGATTCTTAAAAATCTTAGTGACTCCATGGGAAAAGATGGATGCCTTTAAGTATGGCATCGTGGACAAAAACGGTAATATTTTAAAGAAGGCTTCGGAACTCAAAACATCGGATGAAAAGTCATCCTACACAATGTTTCACCGATTGGTGTTCAATATTAAGAAGCTATTGAATAAGCTTCCATTGGGACGTACTCGAATTGCCTCTTATGCCGCGGCACTCTATCTCATCAAGGAAGAAACTGGAATGTCGGAAAAAGGACTTCAGAAAATCTTTGAGCGGCTCGAGGATGTTGAGGTTGACATGGTTTTAAATGAAAACACATGGTTTCTCACGAAGAATGGAGAACTTCAGCCGGGCCGTTATACTCTGTGTCGCGATACCGCACTAATTCATACCGCTGAATTTCTTGCTCATAAAGGTAGCAAAATTAAAGTGACGGAGGCAGTCATCCCATCAGGTAAATTTCTAGGCACTCCAATTTTTAAAGTTCGACACGAATCCACAAATCAACATATTTACATTTCCACCGAGGATATCACACGATGAAATCATTCCTAGAAAGTCTCGCAGAAGATGCAGGAGCAACTCCCGCGAATGTAACGGGTGACAGTGCAACCATGGCCATGCCACCCACATCGGCAAAACTGACGAGACGCTATCGCGCATTTGATGTGGAACCCGAAGTCTTTAAGAAATTTGAAACAGGTCGCGTGAAATTCGAACGGTGGTCACGGTATTTGGATATGAATAATGAGAATCATAAACAGATTCATGAATATGCAAGAAGGAATGGAAAGCATGTCATTATTCTTCGCAATTCCGAGAATGGTGCTCTGAGAGCAATTCGTCGTAGGTCGGCAAACGGTCTCTAAAACTAAATTTAATTTAGTTGCGCCATTGGCGCTTTAGCTAGGCGTATTGGTATATATAGCCATTAGCTAATTTTTATGTGTCAACACATTCACATTTGTGTTTACATTTTACCAACATTAGAGTAGAATGATCATTCTATTTTAATCATGATCACCCTCAACCCAGCTGAATAATATGATTTTTGAAGAACAAATTTCACGCAAACCGGATTATTATCCTTGGACGCAGGATTACATTGAGGCGATGCAAAACGGATTTTGGACACATCGGGAGTTTAATTTCCAGAGTGACATTCAAGATTATCGAGTTACCTTAACTCCTCAGGAACGTGAGATGATTGTTCGGGCTTTATCCACAATCGGTCAGCTTGAAATTTCCGTGAAGAAGTTCTGGGCCAAGGTGGGTGAGAATCTTCCTCACCCTACGATCAACGATCTGGGCTATGTAATGGCAAACTCAGAGGTGGTCCATGGAGATGCATATGAACGCCTTCTTGATGTTCTGGGCATTGATGACTCGTTTGACCGTATTCTTCAGGAAGATATCATTCGTGGACGCGTCACCTATCTCCGCAAATACCTTCAGCCTTTTGCTCCGGATAAGAAAAAGCAATTCATCTACTCTTTGATTCTCTTCACCTTGTTTGTGGAGAACATTGCACTCTTTAGCCAATTCTATACCATTAGTTACTTTGGTCGTTTTCGCAATCTTCTCAAGGACACAAACAAGCAGGTCGAATACACCTCTCGTGAGGAGAATCTCCATGCCATGATTGGTATTAAGCTCATCAACGTAATCAAGGATGAACATCCAGAACTCTTTGATGATGAACTCAAGCAAAAGATTATTTCAGAGTCTCTTCAGGCAATTGACTATGAGTGCAAGATTATTGACTGGATCGTGAATGGTTATAGTGTTGAAAGCCTGAATAGTCCTCTCCTTCGCGAATTCATTAAGAATCGTATGAATGAATCACTTGTTCAGATTGGCTTTGAAAAGCTATTTGAGGTTGATCAGGAAATGGTCAAAAAGACTCTTTGGTTTGATGAACAGATTCTGGGCAATAACATGACCGACTTCTTCCACTCGCGCCCCATTGAGTATTCAAAGAAAGGTCAGAGCTTCAATCAGTCAGATTTATTTTAATGAACGACAAATATTATTGGTTAAACACTCACTCACGCCAGTTCCTTGAAAGGGGCTATCTGAAAGAGGGAGTGACCCCGGAGAAACGAATCCGTCAGATTGCGGATCATGCGGAAAAGCTTTTAGGCCTGAAGGGATTTGCAGATAAGTTCGAGGACTATATGGCGCGTGGATTCTATTCACTTTCCACTCCGGTATGGACAAATTATAGCAATGACCGAGGTCTTCCAGTGTCGTGCTTTAATTCTCATATTGGTGATCAAATGGAAGTGATTCTGAATAAGGCTGCCGAGGTGGGTATTATGTCGAAGCACGGTGGCGGTACCTCGGGTTACTTTGGTGATCTCCGTGCACGTGGCACGCCCATCTCCGTGGGAGGTGAATCTTCGGGTCCAGTACATTTTATGGAACTGTTTGATACCATTGCAGAAGTCATCTCGCAAGGTTCTGCGCGGCGTGGTTCCTTTGCTGCATATCTTCCAATCGAACATCCTGATATTGAAGAATTTCTTCAGATCCGTTCCGATGGCCATGCAATTCAGAACATGTCGATTGGTGTTACCATTACGGATAAATGGATGAAGTCAATGATCGAAGGCGATAAAGACAAGCGCGAGACCTGGACAAAGGTCATCAAGAAACGCTTTGAGACGGGCTATCCCTATATCTTCTTTACAGACACCGTGAACAAGAGTGCTCCTGCAATCTACAAAGAAAAGAAGCGCAAGATTAATTCGTCGAACCTTTGTTCCGAAATCTGCCTTTCATCCAATGAGGAAGAATCGTTTGTATGCGTGCTTTCGTCTCTGAATCTTCTTCATTGGGAAGAGATTAAAGAGACGGATGCAATTGAGACAATGGTTTACTTCCTCGATTCCGTAAATCAGGAGTTTGTGAATAAGACGGAGAATATGAAGTTCATGGAGGCTCCACATCTTTTTGCAAAGAATCAACGTGCCTTGGGTCTCGGTGTTCTTGGATGGCATTCATTACTTCAATCCAAGATGATTGGCTTTGAATCAATAGAGGCTAAGTTCCTGAATACCGCAATATGGAAAGTGATTCGCGAACGCGCAGATAAGGCCACTACTGAGCTGGCAGAGAAGTTTGGCGAGCCGGAACTTCTCAAAGGCACGGGTCGCAGAAATGTTACCACTCTTGCTGTTGCTCCAACTACATCGTCTAGTTTTATTCTGGGTCAGGTATCACCCTCGATTGAGCCACTGAATTCAAATTACTTTGTAAAGAAGTTGGCAAAGGGTTCATTCGCCTATAAGAATCCGTATCTCAAGGAAGTGCTCAAGAAGCACGAAAAGAATACGGATGACATCTGGAAGTCAATTCTTACGCATGGTGGATCGGTACTGCATCTCAAGTTTATGACTCCTGAAGAGAAAGAGGTATTCAAGACGTTCGGAGAAATCTCTCAGAAAGAGATCATTATTCAGGCATCTGCTCGTCAAAAATACATTGATCAGGGACAATCGTTGAATCTCATGGTTCATCCAAAGACCTCACCCAAGGAAGTAAATCAGCTCATGATTTTTGCTTGGGAAAATAACATTAAAACACTTTACTATCAACGCGGAACGCATCCGGCACAAGAGCTGGGTCGTAACCTACTCAACTGTGCATCCTGCGAAGCCTAATTATGAAAATTCAAAAAGACTGTAACTGTTGTGGTGCTGTTTATACCGTGTTGTTCACTCAGGTCGAACACGATGATAAAATCATAGATTCATTTGATGCGGATGAAGGTATCATCGAGCCCATCGATCGGGACGTTGAACCTCTTTACTGCCCATTCTGTGGAGTTCATGAGTCTGAAGATGCGCCCACGGAGTTCGACGAAGAAGTAGAATAATTTCCACCATATAAATACCGCATATGATGTGGTATTATAATGGCAAGGAATATAACCCTGTTGAACTGGATCCAAAGAAAGTTTACGGATTCGTGTATATCATCACGAACCTCGAAACTCATAAGAAATACATTGGAAAGAAACTGTTCTTTTTCAAGGGGTTTAAAAGTGTCAATAAGAAAAGAAAGCGAATTCTAAAAGATTCTGATTGGAGAGAGTATTACGGTTCGAGTAATGCGCTGCAGAAAGATATCGATACTCTTGGAAAGGACAGTTTTTGCAGAGAGATTCTTCATATCTGTGGAAGCAAAAGCGAGTGCTCCTATCTCGAAATGTACGAACAGATTACTCGTCAGGCGATTATTCTGGATGAATACTATAACGATCAAATTAGAGTAAGAGTAACTCGAGTTCAGCTCACAAAGTATCGCAAACAGTTACTTTAAGGTTTACATTTGACTCATATGGTGTATGATTGATCCATAATGATCGTCATCGACTACTCGGGTATTGCAATTTCTAACATCTTTACTCAGAGGCTAAATGTTTCCGAGTCTCTTATTCGGCATATGATTCTCAACTCTTTGAGAATGTACAATCTCCGTTATCGCAAGGAATACGGTAATATGGTACTTGCATGCGATGGTGGTTCATGGCGCAAGGAGATTTTTCCTCAGTACAAGGCTCATCGTAAAGCCAGCCGTGACAGTAGCGGCCTTGATTGGGTGGAATTCTTTCGTATTCTGAACCTTGTACGTGATGAGATTGCCGAGAATTTACCATACAAGGTTGTCCATATTCAGAACATCGAGGCGGACGATATTATTGGAACTCTTGCGGAAAAGACTCAGAACTTTGGTCAGCACGAACCCGTGATGATTGTTTCTGCGGATAAGGACTTTATTCAACTTCAGCAGTATTCGAATGTAAGGCAATTCTCCCCAATGACAAAGAATTTGGTCAAGGAGAAGGATCCGGTTCGTTATCTCCAGGAGCATATTATGCGTGGTGATAGCGGAGATGGCATTCCTAACATTCTATCTCCCGACAATTGTTTCGTGGATAAACTACGTCAAAAGCCAATCTCCTCAAAGAAGATTGATGCATGGATTGCCGATTATAGCAACCTTTCCACACAGATGGAACAAGAAACATATCGCAACTTTCAGCGAAATCAGGCCCTGATTGATCTTAGCCGAGTACCTCAAAGTAAGAAGGATACTATTATAAATACATATGATTCGGTGAAAACTCATTCGAATATCTTGAACTATCTTATTACAAAACGCTGCGGATTACTTATTGAATGCGCTGAGGAATTTAATACACTATGATCTCATTACTCGTACATGAAATACTACAAAAGGTTTCAGCAATGGAAAGCACAGAGACGAAGATGGCTTTTCTGAAACAGCATAATTCACTCGAATTACGTGATATTCTTCGAGGATCCTTTGACGATTGCATTCAATGGAATCTACCCTTGGGAAAACCCGTGTATGACGGAAGACTTTCCAAAGTGGGAGAATCTGCTTCCTCTCTTAAATTAAAGATTAAAATATTTCACTATTTTGTAAAAGGTGGAGCTGGCGATGCAATGAAACCAGCAAAGAGAGAGAATATGTTTCTTCAGACTTTAGAATCAATTCATCCTCAAGATGCTGAATTGGTTCTTGCAATGAAGGACAAGAAACTAGAGACTCTTTATCCGGGCATTACTCGAGATTTAGTACAAAAAACCTGGCCGGGTCTTATTCTCAAATAACAATTTCCTGAAAGAACCAACACGGTATCTTCTATATTAAATATAGAAAAAATGATCATCTCACAACTGGACCGACTTAAACAAGATTATCAAGAGCTGGATTATTACATTCAGCGTCTCCAGAAAGAAGGCAATATTACATCAGTGACAGGAATGCAAAGAAAACAGAAATTTCTCCAAGAGGTAATTCACTCTCTTCAGGCCGAAGAACCCACGCTTCAGGTGGCGTAATAAAAAGATTTACATTTGATTGAAGTAGGTGTAGAATATACACTTATTCGTATTATTTTATCATGAACATTTTTTATCTACATTCGGACCCAGTCATTGCTGCTCAGATGCAGTGTGACAAGCACGTGGTCAAAATGATTGTCGAATCGGCACAGATGCTTTCAACTGCGCATCGTCTCCTTGATGGCACTCTTATCGAAGGCAAGCGGATGGTTCCCGGCTCTATTCCTGTGCGCTGGCGCAAATACAAATCCTGGATTCATCCAGATTCAGTAAAAGAACAGACTCTCTATAAATCTGTTCACATAAATCACCCATCCACACTCTGGACAATGGAATCATTGGCCAATTACAACTGGCACTATCAGCATTTTGTGGCACTCTGTGACGAGTATAAGTATCGGTACAACAAGATTCATGCCACCGCGGCTCTCCTGACTTTTTTACTCGATGAAATTCCCGACAACATTCCGGATATCGGACCAACACCGGTTCGATTGGCAATGAAATCAAATCCAGAATGTATGCATCCTCAGGATCCGGTACGTTCGTATCGTGAATTTTATCAAACAAAACAGAGTCGTTTCAAGATGGTATGGACCAATCGCAACAGACCCGAATGGTTTATAATTCAATAAACATATGCCCTATTATGATTATGTCTGTGAAAAGTGTCATCATGAATTCAATAAATTTGAACTTATTGATAATCGCGACAATCCAGTAAAAGAAGCATGCCCATCCTGCAAGAAGATCGGAGCAATTGCAAGGGGTGTGACTGCTGTGCAACTGAGCTATTCTGGCTTTAAATCCATGTACTCGCGTGCGGGTGACGGTTGGAAGGAAGTCCAACAGAAAATAAAGAAAGGATCCGGAAGAGGCAATACAATTCGTACTAAATAATTTCAATGGCTAAATCCAAATCAAAACAGAAACAGTCAACTGCTGCTGCAATTCCATCGATTAAGCTTGAGAATCTGCGCAATGTAGAACCTCTCACAAATACTCAAAAGAAAGTATTTGCAGCATATAAGAAGAAGAATCATCTTTGTTTATCCGGTTCGGCTGGTACCGGCAAGACCTTTCTTGCCCTCTATCTTGCCATAGAGGAGATTCTAAAGGGTGATTCTCCTTATGAAAAAATCGTCGTTGTTCGTTCGATTGTACCGACACGTGACATTGGTTTCCTTCCGGGTGATCGCGAGGAGAAGGAATCAACATACCTTGCTCCTTACATTTCGATCATGGCGGAACTCTTTAATGATCGTATGGCATGGAATAAATTAGTTGCAAAAGGAACCGTTGAATTCCTTACAACATCTTTCATTCGTGGTATTACTCTTCGCAAGTCCATTGTCATTGTGGATGAAATGCAAAACCTTACATTCCACGAACTCGATTCAATCATTACTCGTCTTGGTGAAGATTGCCGATTTATTATGTGTGGTGATTACTATCAATCCGACCTTGAAAAGAACAAGGATAAGAGTGGCATTCTAGGGTTCATGGCGATTGTTTCTCAGATGAAGTATTTCTATTCCGTAGAGTTCACCTGGCAAGACATTGTTCGCTCGGGTATTGTGCGGGATTATATTATGACAAAAGAATTTCTGGATAAGGGTAAATAATGAATAAGAACAAGAACACAGAGAAACCAAGCGAATTTGATCGCGAGGCGCAGAAATATCAAAAGAAAAAGAATGCGCATCCATCCAGAGTCGTTGACGAAAGCGAATATGATTATAAGATTCAAGGTCCGGTCAATGCACAGGATTTAATTCAAGACTTTGAATGATATTTACTCACAAGCCAATCGACCTAGGATATAAGGATCTTCTCTGCGAGACTCTTCAGACTGGTCGTACCTATGCAACTCCGACAGGAAAGAAGTATCCTTCGATTACAACTGTTCTGAGTATTCGTCACGAAGGCGAGATCCAGGCCTGGCGCGCCCGTGTGGGAGAGGAAGAAGCAAACCGCATTAGCAGTAGGGCGTGTATCCGCGGCGAGGCTGTACATAAATTAGTCGAGCGATATGTACAGAATGAGGAGTTAATCTCCAAGGACTTTCTGCCTCATGTTTGGCATGCTTTTACTACGATCCGTCCTATTATTAAATCTCGTTTAAACAATATTGCACTGTCTGAAAGCCCTCTCTTCTCGGATCACCTTCAGTTGGCGGGTCGCGTTGATCTTGTTGCGGAGTTTGATGGAGTACTATCAATTGTGGATATTAAGACATCTCGAAGGGTGAAAGAGAAGGCCGACATCGATAACTATTTCCTGCAGGAAGCCGCATATGCCATTATGTTTGAGGAGCGCACTGGCATTCCTATTACAAATCTTGTCACAATCATGGTGGTTGATGAAAATGAACCGCGCGTCTTTAAAGAACACCGTGACAATTGGACGGAAGAACTCATAAAAACAATCCACGAATACAAACGAAGAAAGCTGTTTGGTAACTGATATACATAATCCATATATGAAAACATCACTTGAAAAAACATTGGGTAATCCGCTAATCGATATGCTCATGAGCCAAGAGAAAAAGCCCAGCGCATATTTTACAGACAAACCTATTGGTCATATACACGAGTACTACCTTGTGGGTCAGATTGAAGAAGCGAGCAAATATACCGAGTGGTTTAATCAAATCCGTCATTGCCCTCCGACCGACTTAATTAAGATCTATATTAATTCGAGTGGTGGTGATCTATGGTCTGCAATTCAATTCATGCGAGTCATTCGTGAATGCAAGGCAACAGTGATCGCCTCGGTTGAGGGAGCCTGTATGTCCGCAGCCACGATCATCTTCTTAATGAGCGATGACTACGAAATCACTCCACACTCGATGTTTATGTTTCACAATTACTCGGGTGGAACAATGGGTAAGGGCGGAGAGATGATCGATCAGATCAAGCATGAGCGCAAGTGGTCCGAAGACCTGCTCAAAGAAATCTATTCAGATTTCCTTAATCCCAACGAAATTAAATCCATTCTTGACAACAAGGACATTTGGATGACGGGAGAAGAGGTGGTTCAGCGTTTGAATAAGCGCAATAAAATCGTGAATAACAAGAAGCGCAAGGGTTCAAAAAATGAACAAGCTTGATCTTTTAGTTGTAGGAGTTGGTCTCCTTGTTTGCATAAGCATGGCCTCTTTACTCATCTGGATTGACTGGCACGATCAGGATTGAACTATTTTCGGCGGCTGTTGGTAGTCAATCACTTAGGACATTCTTAGGTGTTTACTTCTCTGGGAGTTTATGTAGGATAGTGATATGAACAAATTAAGTCACATATCACACGTCAGTAACGTAACCCTTGCGGATGGTTCAACCGATGAGTTCGATCATATCAATGAATGCTGGCCCTTTGATGGCAAGATGAGTGCTTTGCTCTTTATTGATCTAGAGGCACTGCGGGCACCAATTGGTCAGCAAACGTATAAGTGGAAGGTAGTTATGACCGCGGATACCTTTGAGGTGGCCAAAGAACATTACAAAATAGCATCCGCTTAT